TATATATACAGATTTACAACAACGACATACGACCCGTGATGTAGAGACAATAATCCCTTGTCTTTGCCACTCTTGCCAAGAACATCTTGATACACCCAAACACTGGCAAGAGGTCATCCTCCATCAAGGTGTATCATCCCATCCGACCATGACTGATCGATATGTTTCATAAGCACACCTGGGACGGTGCACGGGCAGACTTCCTGTAGACTGTAGAAACCCCATCGGTGACACACATGCGCCTTGTGGATGCATGATGCCTAATAGCTCCCGACTCCTGAGCATACTTGAGCTGTTGGACCAGACTTACGTCCGTCGGGGGCGATTGCTCAAAACCCATCAGGCGCCCCCAGAAGCGCCACACCAAGATTTTGGTCTCCGATACAGGCGAGAGACCTATCTAATTATTCGTCCTACGGGTGGTCGGAAAACAAAAAATACTGAAAATTGTCAACTTATCTGCACGAAGAATTTTTTCAGATGGGGGAAAAGAACCAGTTTTTGTGAAACATCTTTTGTGGCTATGTCTCCAAATGTGCCGATTTCCAGACTGAAAGATCTTGCTGATGTCGCAAGACATCAGCCACAGGACGGCAATACGCTGGTTTGGAATCAGTCCCAGGGCAAATGGGTACCAGCCACTATTGTTAGACAGAAGACTGAAATATCCCCAACACAGCCCCCGTCGCCATCTTTAGGTGGGCGTTGGATAAATCCTATAACTGGTAGGGAGGCGGTATGGTACACAGATCCGCAGGGAAGGTCTGCATGGGTTGAGTTTGGTTCTGAGGGAGACTTTTTACAACTTTCTGCAGCCACCACAGCCATGGTCTTGATCCAGTCCCCAACCGTCAGTCAGATCATCATCCACGGCCGACGCAAGTGGCAGTGGGACGGCACAGCGTGGCGCCTATTGTCGCCACCAAAGCTTGAGGGCCTGTCAAATCAGGACGGCACCATATCCGTGTCACTGTCCAATGGTGGAACAGCAACAGTTTCCGTATCTTCCGTGCCATTGTCAAAAATAGCACAGAGCGGTGCAGCATCTGGACAGGTTCCCACATGGACTGGGTCTGCATGGGTTGCATCTTCTCCAGCTGGCGGTGCAGGCATCACAGACGGAGACAAGGGCGACATCACCGTCAGTGGTTCTGGCTCCACATGGACGATTGATTCCGAAGTGGTTTCAACATCTAAGCTCGGTGGAGATATTACGGCGGCAGGCAAAGCCCTGCTTGATGACCCCGATGCCAACACGCAACGAGCAACGCTAGGGCTAGGGACTGTTGTAACTAGAGATGTTGGCAACGGAGAAGGAAATGTTCCTGTCTTCGATAGTCTTCTCAGGTACCCATCTGGAGATGGGTCACTGATATATGGGGTTGATGCTGATTATCTCGAGGGATACACAAGACAACAGATCACCAGGGCGGGTTTATTCAGTAACTAATCTTGGTCTATAGAAGGCCATGCTACGATACTTGTTCTAGTAATTATCAGCATAGCAATTTCTGCGGTTTCTTTCCGTTTGTGCGACCTCCAAAGAGAAAATAATTAATAAATTCTATGATATAGTTGTGTATGTTGTATACACAGGTGTAGAGGTAACTTTTACCGAAAAACATATAGAATGAATCAGAAGCGCAAAATTAAAGGATAAAAACCGTGCCAACATCGAGAGAATCACTTATAACCGTCCTGTATGGTTCTTCTGCAACGACAGCCCCTTCTGATCTGTATGATGGCGAGTTAGCTTTTGCCAATGGGTCAGGCAGTAACAAGAAACTCTTTGTAGGCTCTAACAGTAATAATACGGCGAACTGGGTGGGTGCGATCATTGAAGATCAAGCAACCATCGATTGGTCTAGCGTCAGCAGTGAAAACAATAAGTTGGCAACCCAGTATGCCGTAAAAAGCCTAGCTGGAAATTATCTGCCGCTTTCCGGCGGATCGCTTACCGGGGACTTGAGTCTCGGGACAACAAGTGAAATAGTATTCACAGCCCGTGGCGGTGGTGGTGGAACGTTGACCCTTCAGGCGCCCACTGCCACCACTTCGAATGCAGCATATACATTCACCCTGCCGGCGAATGACGGCAATGCGTCCGAAGTTCTGACCACGGATGGCAGCGGTGTTCTCAGTTGGGGAGGAGTGGACACCGCCACGAATGTGAGCGTCACAAATGACGATGCCACCACAACCGCATACATCGCATTCACAAATGCCACCTCTGGCGCCACCGCATTGAGGGTGGACAGTGATGGTCTGACCTACAATGCGGCGTCGGACTCCCTCAGCGTTGGAGGCGACCTTGCGGTCAACGGCGGAGACATTACAACTTCTGCCGCGACATTTAATTTATTGAATACGACAGCAACAACCGTGAATGCTTTTGGTGCAGCCACCGCCATCACCATGGGTGATTCGACAACAGCCACAACCACTATCCGTGGCGGCACACTTGTCGGGAACACAGCAACACAAGCTGTATTCAACACTACCGCAACAACCGTGAATGCTTTTGGTGCAGCAACCGCCATCACCATGGGTGATTCGACAACAGCCACCACCACTATCCGTGGCGGCACACTTGTCGGGAACACGGCGACGCAGAATGTCTTTAACACCACGGCAAATACAGTAAATGCCTTTGGTCAGGCATCCACGGCGACCATCGGTTACAGTGGCACTGCTGCTTCAACCACCAACATTTCGACTGGCAGTGTTGGTTTTGTAACCACCAAAACTCTAAACTTGGGCACTGGTGGTGCGGCCAGCTCTACCACCAATGTAAACATTGGTTCTTTTCAAGGCGGCACGACTACGGTAAACAGCCCGACTTTGGTGGGTGCTTTAGCAACACAAGCTGTATTCAACACTACCGCAACAACCGTGAATGCTTTTGGTGCAGCAACAAGCGTTTCAATTGGTGCTGCAACTGGTACAACAACAATCAATAACGCCAACACAGTGGTAACTGGTGACCTTGCGGTCAACGGCGGACAAATCACATCTTATCAAGATACATTTAATTTATTGAATACGTTTTCGACAACAACACTCAACATTGGTGGTTCAGCAACCGCCATCACCATGGGTGATTCGACAACAGCCACCACCACTATCCGTGGCGGCACACTTGTCGGGAACACGGCGACGCAGAATGTCTTTGACACCACGGCAACTACAGTAAATGCCTTTGGCGCAGCCACAACGGCAAGCTTCGGGCACGATGGGGCATCTGCTGCAACCACTTCAATTGCCAATGGCGCGACGGGAAGTGGATCCACCAACACCATAAATATAGGTGCAATCGGAGCAGCCGGGTCAACCACAAATGTCAACATAGGATCTTCTGCAGGCGGCACCGTTGCGATTGGCTACAACGCCACGGTTGGCAACAACTTGACCGTGACTGGTGATCTGACTGTCAACGGAACAACCGTCACAGTTAACACCTCGACCCTATCGGTTGAGGACCCGCTCATAAAACTCGCCAATGGCAACAGCACCGCTGACAGTGTTGACATCGGTTTCTACGGCCTCTATGACACAAGTGGATCGCAGGACCTGTATTGCGGTCTTATCCGCGATGCTTCGGACGGAAAGTTTAGACTTTTTGTGGATTCACAATCGGAACCCACCACCACCGTCAACACTGGTGCAACAGGATACTCGGTTGGAACACTTGTTGCCAACATCAGGGGTGGAACCTTCACCTGATCTGATCGTATAATGTTGTGTAGAAAGTGATGGCTATGTCGTGCCAGTGACTAGAGAGAGTATCATTCAGCATTTGTACTCGACATCTGCTTCTGCGCAGCCGGATACTTCTCTAGAACTTGGTGAAATTGCAATAAATGCCGCTGACGAGGCACTCTTCATCAAGAACACCAGTGGCACTGTGAAGAAGTTATCGGCAACGACCGATTTGGCAACAAATCTTGTCACCCTATCCACCACACAGACCGTTACGGGCGACAAGATATTTTCAGGGAATATCACCTTCAACAACGGCATTGTTTTTGAGGGGGCAACAGTAGATAACAAAGACACCACTCTGACCGTTCAGGATCCCACCTCCAACAGGACTATAACACTTCCTGACGCCTCTGGTACGGTTGCGATTATTTCTGGTTCTGATACACAAATAATGTTTAACGATGGTGGTTCTGCTCTTGGCGGAGATGCAGGACTTACCTACAACAAAACCACTGACTCATTAACCATCTCTGGGGACCTTGCTGTAAATGGCGGGGATATAACTACTTCATCGTCAACCCTCAATATTGCAGCAGGCACCACAACCGTAAATATAGCCACAGGATCTGGAACCGCCCAAAGCCTTACGATGGGTTCTGAAGTCAGCGGTAGTACATTTAAATTGTTTGGTTCTGGAAATAAGTTTTCCGGAACTTACAGTGCTATGAAGAGCTACCATAGTTTGTATTTTTCTACTGACGTGCATGACTTTGGCTTCCTCGGCGCAAGTCAATCAATGAGTTATGGGTGTACAGGGCTTACTACCATTGGAGATTGGGACGGCGGCGGCAACGGCACTATCATTACAGTAGACGACAGCACAAGTGAAATCAGTTTATCTGCACTTTCAATAAACTTCGATGCATCTGGGGGAGGTACATTCAGTGGATCCATTCAGTCAACTCGTCTTGCTCGTTTTACATCTGCTGCATTTGAAACAAAGACAGCATCTTGGTCAGTAGCAGATGCCGATGACGGAAAGATTTTCATATCTAATCCTGCCAGTGGAAAAACAACTCTAACTTGTACTATAAACGGATTAAGCACGGGGGTTCATTTCAAAATACTGGTAAAGAGCGGTATTCTTGCTTTCTCGTCATCAGGAACCATAACAAACGAAAATGTTGGCTCTACCTCTACGAGCAGTGTAACCGTATACTGCACTGGGTCTAGTTCTTACCATGTTACCAAGTCAGCGTGATCCCCATACTCTTGAAACAGTTTACACAAAGCCAGCCGAAAATGGTTACGGCAAGCCTTTGGCGTATCAACGATTTGAAATTCTGAAACTGTTTGATTTTAATTCGGTCTTGGATGTTGGCAGTGGTGCTTGTTTTCTTCTTGACTGGTTAAAAGAGAATAATATTGAAACCGATTATTTATGGCTTGTGCCGAGTTATGAAGCCGTGGATATAAGACCTCAAGCACTTGCGCTGTGTAACTGCCAAACATACACACAAATACCAAAAAACAAAGTATACGATTTGGTGTGTTTATTCGGAACCGTAACTTACAATTTAGATTACGATAACGAAAAGAATAAACAAACTCTTGTCTCGCTTTTACAAGAGTCTATACAAGCAAGTAAAAAGTATTTGCTATTTACAGTTATGAAAAAAGAGATAAATCATCCCGTGGTGATTGAGGCAAATCGTTTTCTATACTACACCAAGCAAGATGTAGTAAACCTATTGACAGATTTGAAAGTAACAAAATACGAAATCATAGAAAACGACAACTACGATAGAGAAGAGTATTTTGTTGTAATCCACCGATGAGCCGAGAGCCAGTGCAAGATGTGTCGTGGGGGTATTTGCGCTGCTTTGTCTATTTGTTATGTGAAGCGGGATTAATTGTTGGTTTATTGTTTTTAGCAGAAAGCTTGGGTCTTTAATAAAATTCACATTTGAGTGCTTGACTTTCAAAATAATTTAGTGTAAACTTGTGCTATGGAATCAATAGGAATTTTTAAGTTACATCCTACGGCAACGACCCCGGCGTTTGCTACAGCAAATTCAGCCTGTGTTGATGTGTTTGCTTTCATTAAAGGCAAAGAAATCTCAGTCTACGATAGGCACAACAATAAGAGTATCTTTAAGACTGATGAGAACACAGTATCCGTTCGCATTGGACCCAGGGAAAGAATCCTAGTACCCACAGGAATCATTCTGGATATTCCAAAGCACTTCTCAGTGCGTATGCACCCCCGTTCTGGTCTTGCGATTAAGAAAGGTCTATCCCTAGTCAACTGCGAAGGGGTAATCGATTCCGACTATGTGGAAGAACTAATGATTCCGTTGATCAATACAAGCAATATTTCGTATGATATCGGTCATCAAGAGCGAGTTGTTCAAATAGAACTTGTTCGTGCTGAGTATTTTGTTTTTAATGATATTTTAGAAAGACCAATTAAAAAGACAGATAGAAGCGGTGGCTTCGGGAGCACAGGCGAATGAACAGAGAAGAACTTTTTAAGCATCACGAAGAGCTTACGAAAACTGCTCTTAGTATAATGAAGAAAAAAAATCATGATTATGCTGGTAATAGTGGCGAACAACCATTTGCAAATTTTGAACGCTGTGAAGCAATGGGTATTTGTAGCACAGAACAGGGATTTTTGGTGCGAATCACAGATAAGGTATCTCGTCTGAGCACCTTTGCGAGTGCAGGAAAGCTAGTAGTCGATAACGAAGGTTATCAGGACGCGATACTAGACATCATGAACTATTGCGTTCTATTTTCGGCTTATGTAAAGTCTAAAGATAAAGCTTGATTTACAAAGAGGTGTGGCTATAATCCAAGCATGTCATTTTATACATGTGTCGAGAGCCACGGATCTAAGATCCTCTACAGAGGGGTGGAGAACGGAGTTCGGGTTCAAAGGGCAATCCCCTTTGACCCAACTTTGTTTATTCCAACCAAGAACAAGACTGAGTGGAGAACTCTCAATGGTGTTCGTCTAGAACCAGTGAAGCCGGGTAACATGTATGAATGCCGTGAGTTCATCGACAAGTACAAGAATGTCGTTGGGTTCGAAATCTATGGGCAGACCGACTTTGTTTATCAGTTTATCTCATCGGAATTTCCTCAAGATCTTTCATACGATATTCGTAAAATAGTAATTGCTTATATTGACATTGAAACTACCTGTGAGGATGGGTTTCCTCAGATCAGCAATCCTTCTGAGCAAGTGATTGCAATTACTGTTCGAATCAATGATCGATCATATGTGTTTGGTCTGGGCGAGTTCAACATAGATGCCCCGAATGTTCGTTGCCAGAAGTATGACAACGAAAAGCAGCTGCTAGAAGAATTTTTATTGTTCTGGGAATCTCATGCTCCAGATATCATCACGGGATGGAATGTTCGATTCTTCGATATTCCATATCTCTATAATCGCATCGTAAGAGTTCTTGGTTCTGATGTGGTACTGAAGCTTTCTCCATTTGAACGAATTTACGAGAAGACAATTCAAACCAGCCGGGGCTATCAGAAATGCTATGAGTTAGTTGGTATATGCACTTTAGATTATTATGAACTATATCAAAAGTTTACTTACAGCAAGCAAGAGTCGTATCGACTTGATTACATCGCTTCAGTAGAACTAGGTGAGCGTAAATTGTCCTATGACGAGCACGACAATCTCAAGGAGTTCTATAAGAACGACTTCAACAAGTTTGTTCAGTATAACTTCCATGATGTCGAGCTAGTATATAAACTTGAATGCAAGATGAAGTTGATCGAACTAGTTCTTGCTGTTGCATACTCTGCCAAGGTGAACTACGACGATGTATTCAGTCAGGTTCGTACTTGGGACACGATCATCTACAACGAACTACTGAAAGACAAGATTGTAATTCCTCCAAAGAAGTCTTCAATCAAGGAGCAGCAGTACGAGGGTGCATATGTCAAGGAACCTATTCTAGGCATGAATGACTGGATCGTTTCCTTCGACTTGAACAGCCTTTACCCTCACCTCATCATGCAGTACAATTTGTCTCCAGAGACAAAGACAGACCGCTCTTTCCTGTTCGTTCGCAACGGCCTGAAGCCTATGGATGTTTTGGAAAAGAATGCTAATGCTATTAAATACTTAGAGCAAGCAAAGAAATATGATATCTCTGTTGCCGCAAACGGGGTTGGTTTCACTAGAAACAGCCAAGGCTTTCTTCCCCGACTCATGGAGAAGATGTACATGGAACGAAGCCAGTACAAGAAGCAGATGATTGAATGCCAGAAGAAGCTTGAGAAGCTTGGTCCAGAGCCAAGTCCAGAGCGCGAAGAGTTAGAACTACAGGTTGCCAAGTTCAACAACTTCCAGATGGCCCGTAAGATTCAGCTAAACTCAGCTTACGGTGCGATTGGAAATGAATACTTCCGCTATTACGATGAAGATATTGCCGAAGCAATTACACTATCTGGTCAGCTTTCTATTCGCTGGATTGAAAACAAGATCAACGAGTTCTTGAACAAGATGCTCAAGACGAATCATGATTATGTTGTTGCTAGCGATACAGATTCAATCTATATCAACATGGGTCCACTGGTAAACACTTTGGCAAAGGGTAAGTCAACTGAAGAAATCGTGACTTATCTTGACAAGTGTTGCAAGGAGATCATTGAACCATACATCACGAAGTCCTATGACGAACTTGCTGATTTCATGAATGCCTATGCCAACAAGATGTTCATGAAGCGCGAATCAATTGCCTCAAAGGGTATCTGGACAGCCAAGAAGAGATACATGCTCCTGGTTCATGACTCAGAAGGTGTTCGCTACACCAAGCCAAAGACCAAGATCATGGGAATCGAAACATCTCGGTCATCGACTCCACAGATTGTGCGCGAGGAGTTGAAGAAATGCATCGACATCATTCTCACCAAGGACAATCCTACTTTGATCAATTACATCGAAAGCTTCCGAAAGAAGTTTCGTAAACTTGCTCCAGAGGAGGTTGCATTCCCTCGTTCGGTCAACGGAGTCAAGGACTATACAGATTCGTTTACCATCTATAAGAAGGGTACTCCAATCGCGGTCAAGGGAGCACTGCTCTTCAACTACTATATTAAGAAGTATGATCTTGAAAAGAAGTATCAGTCTATTCGTGATGCGGACAAAATTAAGTTCCTATATCTTAAGTCGCCCAATCCAGTTGGGGGAATCACAGGCAAGGAGTGTGTAATTTCGTTCATGACTTCTTTGCCGAAAGAGTTTGACTTAAAGAATTACATCGATTATGATACGCAGTTTGAAAAGGCATTCCTAGATCCGCTCAATAACATTGTAAGTGCTATTGGATGGCAAACGGAAGAACGAAATACATTGGAGTCACTATTTGCATAATCTAAACATCAATCAATTTTATTGCTTTCTTCGCAAAGAACATATGTACCAACACCAAGACCATATTGGTGAATTCGATAAGGTAATGGTATTTGGAATCCAATCATGCTCAGGAAGTGCCATGACTTTCCATGTCATGACTGATTATGGTTTGGTAAGAAGTAGAGTTCCAATTCATATGTTATGCTGGAAACAAGATGCACCACCAATGCCTCTTGATTATCTACAGCTATGGGATTGCTTTCATGAAAATGTTTCTGTTGTAGAGTATGATGCTTTGTTTGATACAAGAGCAAAGGTTATTCTCAAAGATAAGTCAGAGCATTGGGGAGAATATGTTATGACATTTGATTGGTATAGGAATTCTTATTCCGATGAACCATCTCAGTATAAATGTCTTCATATGATTGCTTTGGACAATGGCAACTATACCCTACAACCAAATAATAGAGTCTATTGGAAGAATATGTCCTTTGTAACTAAACCTTTCCCTACAAACCCGGATTTCAAGGTTGACAACAAGAGTTGGAGATGCGAAGGAGAAAGTGATCGCTGGATCATTGAAGGACATGACGATAGTTACTATTATGATATCAAGGAGAATAAGTAATGGATTTTTTGAAGGAAATAATTAATGTCTCAGGAAACAAATTCGCAAGTAAAGTCGAGGATGGACTTGATGGATCTGATGTTTGCGGTTATATTGATACTGGGTCTTATACTTTTAATGCTCTGTTGTCTGGTAGTCTATTTGATGGTCTACCTAGTAACAAAATTACCTGTCTGGCTGGTGAATCTGCTACTGGTAAGACTTACTTCAGCATTGGTGTTGTTGCACAATTTCTGGCAGCGAATCCAGAAGGTATCGTTCTTTACTTCGATACGGAACAGGCAGTAACCAGTGACATGTTTACTGAGCGTGGGGTAGATCCCAAGCGGGTTGCCGTGTTCCCTGTAGAGACAGTCGAAGAGTTCCGCCATCAGTGCTTGACAATCGTTGACAAGGTTCTTGCAACAGATGAATCTGAACGCAAACCAATGATGATTGTTCTTGACTCTCTGGGCATGTTGAGCACTTCAAAGGAAATGAACGATGTCGCTGAGGGCAAGAATGTCCGCGACATGACCCGCGCACAAGTAATCAAGGGAACTTTCCGCGTTCTTACGCTGAAGCTTGGCAAGGCCAAGATTCCCATGATTATGACAAACCACACCTACGATGTAGTAGGAGCTTATGTTCCAACTAAGGAACTTGGTGGTGGATCTGGTCTAAAATATGCGGCTTCTACTATCGTAACATTGTCCAAGAAGAAGGACAAGCAGGATGATGAAGTTGTAGGTAATCTAATTACTTGCAAACTTTACAAGAGCCGACTAACCAAGGAGAACAAGATCGTTCAGGTTCAACTGAATTTCGATAGCGGTTTGAACCGTTACTACGGTCTTGTTGACCTTGCCTTGGATTACGGTATCTTCAAGAAGAACTCTACCAAGATTGAACTTCCTGATGGTACTAAGGCGTTTGAGAAGCATATCAACGAAGAACCTGAGAAGTATTTCACTCAGGAGATTCTGAAGCAAATTGATGAGCGAGTTCAGGAGGATTTTAAGTATGGTTAAGAAAGCACTAATCATTGGGGCCAACGGCCAAGACGCATCATATCTCGCAGAACTACTTGTAGGAAAGGGATATGAAGTTCATGGAACCGTTCGAAGAAACTCTGTTCCAGAATCACAGACTACTCGTATCGACCATCTATGGGTTGATGGAAAGATCAAGTTGCATTATGCAGACTTGACAGATCCAATCAGCATCGAAACGAACATTCAGAAGCTGCAACCAGATGAAGTTTACCATCTGGCTGCACAGTCCCATGTTCAAGTTTCATTCGATCTTCCCAAGTATACCTTGGATGTGAATGGTGGTGGTACGCTTGCAGTCCTTGAGGCTGTTCGTAGATTCTCACCACGCTCAAAGGTGTATCATGCTGCTACCTCTGAGATGTTTGGTAACTCTTGTGACGATGACAAGTACCAAAGAGAAACAACGCCTATGACCCCTGTTAGTCCATACGGTTGTGCCAAGCTTTACGCTCACAACCTATGCCACAACTACAGAAACTCATATGGTATGTTTATTTGCTCTGGAATTTTGTTCAATCACGAATCTCCTCGTAGAGGTATCAACTTTGTAACGAATAAGGTAGCACTACAAGCAGCCAAGATCAAGCTTGGAATGGCAAACAACCTAGTTCTAGGAAATCTAAAAGCCAAGCGCGACTGGGGACATGCCAAGGATTATGTTCGCGGTATGTGGAACATGCTTCAGATGCCAAAGCCAGATGATTATGTTCTTGCTACTGGTCATTCATACTCTGTAGAAGATATGGTTGAATATGTCTTTGAGTATCTTGGTATGGATTACAGAATGTATGTGAAGACGGATAAGAAGTATGAGCGACCAGAAGAACTTCACTATCTTCGTGGCGATGCTACAAAGGCAAGAAAGGAAATGGGATGGGAACCGACCATTACCTTCGAAGATATGATGGCAGAGATGGTCGATCACTGGCTAGATAAGTTGCAGAATCCTAAGTTCGAATTTAATATTATCTGAGGTAACTATGAACAATATACTTTTTTGTGATGGTCATGATAATGCCTTCATTGGTTTCATGTGGAGATTTGGTCAAAACGAACCAATCGCAGCATACAGCCAAAAGAAGATCATTGATAATTTGATGGCAGATGGTATGACATTTTATGAGGCACAGGAATACTTTGAGTTCAATATCATCGGAGCCTGGGTTGGCTCTGGAACTCCTTGCTTCATTGAAGACATGTCAATCGAAGAAGCAAAAGAAAGAGCAGAGGAATATGAAGTATAATATTATCGAAAACGATGGGGATGGAAATGCTCATATTGAAATTGCTGAAGGTAGATTTCAGAACATTGCAATTCAATACGGGATTGTAAAGCTAGAAGAAAAGGATAATAATCTTGTTTTAAACTTTGACTATGAAGTAGTTAAGGGTACAATCCTTGAATCTGAAAAGGAAGAATTCAACAATGTTGTTGGCAATCTTCTAGTTCAGTTTCTAGAAGAACAGAACAGCATGATCGGTGATGACTTTGATGGAGAGGTAATTGAACATGATGGAATCAGTTATATTGAAGAATCTGGCGACGAATGAGCAATATGTTCGTAAAGTACATCCATTTCTAAAAGAAGAATATTTCAGCAATAATGTAAACAAGAAGATCTTCACTCTGGTTTCAGAATTTATCACGAAGTACAACAGCCTTCCCACAAGGGAGGCTCTTGATATTAGTCTTGGTAAGCTTGATCTTGTTTCAGAAGACGAGTTTGCAGAATGCTCCAAGTGTGTTGAGGCTTTGTATTCCAACCCAGAGCAAACTGATCTTATATGGCTTATTGAACAGACTGAGAACCATGTAAAGGATAAGGCAGTCTACAATGCTATTATGGATTCTATTCATATTCTCGACGGAAAATCAAAGACACACACAAAGAATGCAATCCCAAGTATTCTTTCTAATGCTCTGTCTGTGTCATTTGACAACCACATTGGTCACGACTATATTGATGATGCTGACAGTCGCTTTGCGTTTTATCATCAGATAGAAAAGCGCATCCCATTTGATCTTGAGTTTTTCAACGCCATCACTGGTGGGGGAGTACCATCAAAGACTCTCAATATCATCATGGCGGGAACTGGCGTAGGTAAGTCTCTATTCCTTTGCCATCATGCTGCCAATTGTCTTGTTCAGAACCTGAATGTTCTGTACATTACTTGTGAAATGGCAGAAGAAAGAATTGCAGAACGAATCGATGCCAACCTTCTTGACATTACCTTGGATAGTCTAAAGGAACTACCAAAAATGTTATACGACAAGAAGATGGAACACCTGAAGAACAAGGTTCATGGCAAGTTGATCATCAAGGAATATCCAACAGCCAGTGCATCAGTTGCCAACTTCAAGCATCTTCTGGATGAACTGAAGATCAAGAAGCGGTTCACTCCCGATGTTATTTTTGTTGACTATATCAACATCTGTGCGTCGGCAAGAATTAAGCATAATGCAAACACAAACAGTTACTTCTACATCAAGTCTGTTGCAGAGGAACTTCGTGGTCTGGCTGTAGAATACAATGTACCAATCTTCTCTGCCACTCAGGTCAATAGAACTGGATTTGCAAACAGCGATTTCGGTCTAGAGGATACCTCAGAATCATTCGGTCTTCCTGCCACAGCAGATTTCTTTGTTGCTCTTATCAGCACAGAAGATCTAGAGCAGACTGGGCAGATTCTAGTTAAGCAGCTAAAGAATCGCTACAACAGCGCAATAGTGAATAAAAAGTTTGTGGTTGGTATTGACCGATCCAAGATGAAGTTATATGATGTCAAGAGAGATGAACAAGATGATATTGCTGATTCCAATCAAAACAATCCAGATGGATATGGGAATGGTTATTCTCCGCGTGAGATTCCAAAGTTAGTTAAAGTGAACGATTGGACTATATGAGTGCATACCTAGACAAGGTGTTTATCAATATTGCTTCAGAACATTTGAAGAGATTCAAGTGGAAGAAGGACAATCTTGCTAATTGCCGTTGTCCAATATGCGGAGACTCAAAGAAGCGTAAAAACATTGCCAGGGGATATTTTTATCAAAAGGGTAATGATTTTTTTTTCCGTTGCCATAACTGTGGTTATGGAGCAAACATGTACAACTTCCTTGAAGCAATCAATCCGTTGCTTGCCAAGGAGTATGCTTTCAAACGATTTACAAGTGGTGAAAATGGAAGATCAAATTATAAAAAACCAAAGCAGGAAGATCTCTTTGTGCCGACTAAGAAGATCACTACATTCGAAGTGCCTAAGAATTGCGTCAATGTTTGTGACCTTGATTTTGCACATCCAATCGTCAAATATCTTGAGAAGAGAAAGATCCCTGACGAATCGTTCTGCTACTTTTATTACGCCGAAGATTTCTCCGAAGTTGCGAAGGGCCTTAGCAGTGACTACGAACTCAAGCGAGAACCAAGACTGGTCATCCCATTCTATGATGACGAGAAACAACTCATCGGAGTCCAGGGTCGCTCGCTTGAGGCAGATTCCAAGATCCGATATATTACTCTCAAGAAGGATTCTGTGGAGAAACTATGGTATGGACTCTGGAGAGTAAATCCAGAACAACCAATCTATATCACAGAAGGACCAATCGACAGCATCTTCCTACCCAACGCTCTTGCCATGGTGGGTGCTGCTGGGGACATGAAGCTTCCTGAGAAGATCGCAAACAGCGAGGTGATCTATGTCTTTGATAATGAGAAACGCAACAAGCAGATTTGTGGCTTCATGGAAACGGTTATTGAGAAGGGCCATAAGATTCTTATTTGGCCAGATGTTAAGGTCAAGGATATTAACGACTATGTTCTTGCGTTTGGTGATCCGATGGCTATGATACGCTCTAATACTCATTCTGGGCTTGAAGCAAAATTAAGGTTTATGAAATGGAAAAACTAAATGTACTGGATAAGGGGTTCGTTCGACTTATCGAAGTGATGGGTTCTGATCTAACTGTAGTAAATGCTGCTAGAGTCTCGTTTCACAAGGAATCTTCT